TGTGCAATCACCAAACAGGAGGTTGAGGTGGAATTCAAATTGAGGAATGTCCAAGATTTGGTGGTAAGGGGGGGTACTGGGGACTATCAAACTTTACAGGAGGACGTTAAAATCCTAGAATTTCAATTATGTGCAGAGGTTGTTCACCTGGATTGTGTAGAAAGGTTTAAAATTCAGGGAACGAGGAGGGACTATCTCATCACCCAAATTCAACAAGATATATTTGAGATTGGGGTGGGTGTAAATACGAGTAGGTTCAAGTTGGATTTTGTAAATCCGGTGAAGGAGTTGTATTTTGTGATCCAACGTCGGGGCACCAGGGGTGATGGTGTGAGTGCTGGTAATTTTGTGACACCTTTCGACTATGACAACACCTCTGTTTCACAGGATGGTAAGTATATACTGTATGAAAACTTGGATTACCTGACACTCAGTTTGGATGGTCAGGACATCATTACTAAGGACACCGGGAATGTGATTTTCCTAAAGGCTATCCAGGCTGCTATCCACCATTCGAAGACCCAACTTATCAGGCGATTCTATTCCTACAGTTTCGCACTTCAGCCAGAAGAATGGTATCCAACGGGGCAGGTAAATTTCAGTCTCGTAAAAGAGCAAATTGTAAACCTAAGTCTGACATCGTGCCCCGATTTTAGCAGACAATTTCGTGTCTACGCCGAGAGCTATAACGTTCTTAGAGTACACGAGGGAATTGCACAAACTCTTTTTGATACTAAACACTAAATATGAACATGCAAACTGGATTCGGTGACGCGGGGGATACCCAAGCAACCAACTACATGAACACGATGATTGACATCATGATGCCTGTTATGGAGAAAAGTATGATTTTGGCCGCTGAATATTGTAAGGCTTGTGGAAGAGATGTAATTCTTCCAGAAGACATGGAATATGCATCCAAATACTGTGCTATGAATACAGTTGGCCAGACGATTGGCTCCATTTTCCCAGAGGTGTACGACGATGAGGAATCGGAGGATGAAGACGAAATTGAAGAAGTTGCAGAAGACGAATGCCCGACCTTTGTTAGGTACTCGGGGAGTGACCCCAAATTTATCCAGATGAATGAAGCCTATGACCGTTGGCACAGCTGGGAACCCCAGAGTCCGGCAGAACAGATGTTAAAAAATGCTCTTAATAGTAATGAGCACATGGGAGCCTGATTCTTGGACATTTTTGGGTGACAAACTACAATCTTGTGATCTGGAGACGAGCTCTAGTGAATCTTCGGATGATGAACCGATTTTTACAAAAACAAAAACACTCAGGAAAACGAAGTACAAAAAATTGGAAAAGGAGGACTTACTCCCAGAATAATTTTCCTCAACTATAGTATAAAACTTACACAATGGCTGGCGTTATCGATACCGCTATGGACACTGTCACCCTCGTCGCGGCTGAGCTTGAGACTCAGTCCCTCAACTCCGTGGTCGCGGGTTTCTCCTTCGCCGCGGCGATGTCCTGGATGGACTTCGTTCGGTGGGTCATTACCCAGGTCGTAAAGGTCCCCAAGAACGGTGGTTCCCAGTACGCCCTCACCGCCCTCTTCACCACTCTCCTTTCGGTGATTGTTTACAAGGTTGTCTCTATGGTTTCGACCCGTGTCTCGAAGCCAGCGCAGCCAGTCTTCGCGGTCACCCGCTAATTGGGCTTTCGTTTCATCAGGGTAAGTACGAGGGTACCTACCAGGACGATAATCAGAATATAAATATACTCTTTCCATTCATAAGCAGTCTCAAGTGTGGGAACGCTTATGTGTGTTTCCGCCTCAGGTACAGGCACCTTAGCAGTACCTTCTAATTTATCGGTAGAACATGTAATGTTAAATTTCATAATATGATCTTGATTCCTAAAATCGTAGGGAATGAGACGTCCGTGACTCATGTAGAAAAATTCAACTTTAACATCTCGAACAATCTTTTGTGCTCCGGTGTGAAACCTATGTACGATAGAGTCATCACCACCATTTATATTTATAAAATCCGAACCATCCAGGAGCATATGCCCAGTGTAGAATGGAGTTGAAGAGTAAACAGTTTTAGTGAATTCATCCGAACCCGAGGTGAGTTTCAGAATGATAGAGTTTGGTCCACTGATGTTCACAGAACCAGTGGTGAGAGATGCACCGATACTGGAGTGATTATTAGAACTCAAGCCCAACACCTGGTGGGGTGTTGTCGTGGGAGACGTGTTACTAGAATATCCATTTATTCCATCATAAAATTCAAATGTAAAAGTGTTGGATGTCCCTACATTTGAAAATGTAAGGGCATTTGTATCTGTATCGAATACAACACTACTTATATTGGAGTCTGGTGGTGCGAGGAGTGTTTCAAGATCTGATGCCAATTCAGTGCCATTGGTGTAATTGGTTTCCCCCAATGAAAAAACATTTCCATTTACACCGAAGGTTTTGTTTGTACCACACGTTATCAATTGGGGGGTGGCGATGCGCGCAGATACGAGGGAAATCTCAGAAACATCGTATATGGGGTTTTTGAGATGAATCACGTAGCTATTAGCATTTGGATACACACTCGTATCTCTCTCACTACTATCTATATCTAAGGTATGGACCTTCATTAAAATTACAGTATATAATTTTAATGATTGTTTTTTTCAGTAAGCATTTAAATTAATAGGAAAGAGAATGGGCTAAGGGGTTGTTCTGAAGCTGCCTCTTCGCAATGTCTAGGGATGCTGTATTGGGATTCGCGTTACCCTTGTACGAGTTGAACTGATGGAAGGGCTTCTGTTGGTATGTTTGGGTCCACCCACCATTCGCAGCGTTCATACGACCATCCACCCGAGATGTATCACTGCGAACCGCTGTGAGACGTCCACCCTGCTTGAGAGCACTCTCACGGACGTTCATGCGACCGGCGTTACCCATACGGTTGGCCTTACCGCGTCGGTCTTCTGGACGGAAGCCATACTTCATGAGTTCCTCGTTTGATCGCGCCGACGCAACCTTAGCCGCAGCTGTGTTGGTGTAAGCACCTCTAAAGTTGGAAATACCTGGGGCTGGTTGATTGTTGTACATATACTGTTCATCGTTGCGGTCACCCCTGAAGCGGGTTGGGTCCTGGGACATAGTTTGGGCGGGGACGAAGCGTTTAGCACCATTGAATCCTAGCCCATCTGTACGGAGACCAGTTTCGGAACGGTTTGTGGTTCTCTTGGTCTTTTCATGTTCGTTTCTTGGAACGACACCCGACATACCTTGGGCACGTCCGGGCATCGTGGGTAAACGGCTTGGAAGGTGAGCCGTGGTCTCTGGTTTGTTGTGGGTCAGCTGACCAACGACCGCCGAGCGTCCACCAGTGGTATCCGCGGCTGGACCTGCACGACCGGGTAAAGTTGTAAGTCTGTACTCACCCACATTTACAGGGTTCACCCTGAACATTTGTTGGTATCCACCTGTCGCTGGGACATTTGCGTCAACACCTAGACCGGGACCAACAAGTTGCTTCTCCACGGGGGAAAGGTTGTTCATTCGCCCTTGGTCATACATACGATTCCTCATGTTGAGGATTTCCTGACCACCAGTCCGTTGTTGCATTGATATATCTGCGAATGAGTTCATTTCCCTCTTATGGGGAATACCTGTTCGGGTCAAAAAATCATTCTCCTTAAATTCTACATTTATTTCTGGTTCAGGGACAATTTCTGTTTCAGCCTTCGCCTGTGGGGCTTCAGACTTGGGACTTTTACTCAAGTTCCTACCAGCATATACAAGACCTGCTACGGCCAAGAGCGATATGGGATCAGCCATTCTTACTTCTTGTTAATATTTTTATTAACGTACCTTTGCTGAAAGAGACCATTTTGGACATCGGCTCGGGTACTCGATGGTTCGTAACTCATTGTTCGGAGTGGCACCTTACACTCCATGTTGTTCAGTGGGAAGAGGTTACGTTCATAAGTTTGAACAATAGTTTTATTAAAACGGGATGTGCTTTGGGGACGAAGTTGATCACTCGTATCTATGTACTGCGCTGGAGAACCCTTACCCGCCCTGTATGGAGCTGTACCATACAACATTGTATTGGGTCTACCCCCATCACCATTGAGGGTGCTGGGCTGAGGATACACAAAAACCTCGTCAGTCGCTTTCACTGGGGCGATGGCACCGGTATTTTGAACTATGGAAAGACCAGGTTGGAGCTGATACGCCATTTATTATTACACAAGAATATTAATCTAACTATAGGTTCCACCCCTGGGACCCCTAATGTCCCCATCATGACCAATTCCCGCGAACGCCTCCAACTGGACCCCCCTCGCATTGGGGTCACAGAAACGGGTATTACTCTTACACATGGGTCCATTTTTTGGACCATATAGCCACTCTGCAAACGCAGTCTGGTCTCCGGGTATCTTAGTCACTGGATTCGAAATAAACTGACGAGCGAGACCGTTACGCTGATATTTGGGTAAAGGAGACCTAGAACGCCCAGAATCGTAGGAAACCGTCGCACCCGCATTAGGTTTCACGGTAGCGTAGTAGCATGCCTCTAATCGGTTGGGTGCGTCCACGTAGTCCGACATGAGAACGTTACCCATTGGGTTATCTTGGGTGGGCCTTTGACACTTTTGACCACACACAGTCTTCATACCGTACCCCTCCTTGACCATCTTCGACTTGTAAAGAACGTACACTACCGATAATACCGTCGCCCCTAGGACAAATACCCTTGGGTCACGACGGGTGAGGTAGAGAATACAGGTTGTATAAATCACAAAACGAGAGGTTGCATTTACTCTATCTTCTGGGGTTTGTTCACCTGTTGGCCAAAATTCAGAAACCTTATCGACATTCAAAAGTTCTTGGGGTTCGTCAAACCAAGCCTTCATTTAGTATAGGCGAAGGTTTATTTTTTTGGGAGACCACCAAGCATTCCACCCATCATCTTCATCAGCGCATCCTGGTCAATACCACCATCTCCATCCTGCATCTTGTCGGCACATTCCTTGGCGATACCCTCAATCATAGAAAGTGTGTCTTCTGGAATAGAAGTAATCGTGGTACCAAGCATGTACAATGTCTGTAGATACTGCCATGTCACGTCACGCGTGTTTGTAGTCATGCGTTCCCAGTATCCCTTAATGTTCAGATCCTTTAGGAAATCGATAGTCTCAATCTCCGTAAGTAGGAAGGTCTCATCCTTTG